AACAGCTATTTAAGGGGTCAATCATGGAATATTCAATCGGCACAAAGTTCAAAACAAGGGGTAAAGCGCCCAGAGTTTGCATTGTTACAGACATTCTCAAAACCTATAACAGCGCAGGTGATTTAGTTAAAACACGCTATCAAGCAAGCCATGAGTTCATGGGTCAAATTGTTACTGATTATGATTTATGCGCTACCACTATTGCGATGGGTTTAATTGTTGAGGTTGCAGCATGAGCAAACAAGATAAATACTCAGCTTATGTCTATTGGTGTATGAAGTAAGGGGAAATCCCTTTGTCCTTCAATGCCTGGAGTTCAATCGTCAGAAAAGGTACTTTATATGTATAAAGAAGATAGTTTCACCGACAAACTAATACTAATAGCCTGTGCAATAGCTGTAATTCCTCTTATTTGGCTCATCCTAGCCCTTTAAACTAACAGAGAGGGGGTAAGTATCACGCCTGTGAGAAAACCCCTTAAAAGCTGTTTAAATCATTCTTACTATGTAGGAGGTAATTTAATCTTGTCACGAATTGCTAAGCACCTAACCCGCTTTAGGGCGGAGTTCTCTTAAAAAAGAGGTGGTCATCGTTTATCTATGTTGCTTAACTAAGCCAGTGCGATCCTGTAAAGGTCTGACAGATGAAAGCCAACTTGTTTATCCCTATCCACTACCACAGTGTTTAGGAGGGCTGGGTTATAGCCCCGTAGTAGTTTGCTTTAATGGTGATTTTGATGGTAATGGTCTTAAATCGTTATGGAGACCCAATCGCATAACAGACCCAAAACCACCACTAAAACAAACTTAATCGGATTAGATCATACTTTTTAAAGGAGTGCAACAAAATGAATAAAGCAGATAAAGATGCGCAGAAATGGCAAGAAATGAACCAAGCAGCTCAGTATCGAGAATGGATCAGAGCAACAGAAACAGGTACGCCTTATTACATCAATCCTCAAGGCGATGTAGTGACTGAAAAGGACAATAATGCAAGTGTTAAGAATAAAGCCTGAAGAATCTTATCCTTGGCTTTTAGAAAAGCATTACGCTAAAAGAATCCCTCAGATCATGCACGCCTTTGGCTTATATGAAGATGGCAAGGGTTTAATAGGTGTTGTGACCTATGGCATACCCGCTTCCCCCCCCTGTGTATGGGGATCTGTGGCAAGGAATACGCTGATAAGGTGCTAGAGCTTAATCGTGTGTGCTTGATGGATAACACCAAGAACCAAGCCAGTTTTCTAGTGGCTAATTCCATCAAACTATTACCTAAACCCTCGATCATTGTTTCTTATGCTGATACTGGTCAAGGTCATGTAGGCTATGTTTACCAAGCTACTAACTTCATCTATACGGGACTGTCGGCTAACAGAGTGGATTGGGCAGTTAAGGGGTTAGAGCATAAGCACGCTAAGACCTTAGCTGATGGGAAAACACTAGAGCAGATCAAAGAGCAATACGGGGATGATTTTTACCATACTCAAAGATCACGCAAGCACCGATATATTTACTTTCATGGTGATAAGCGCCAGAAGAAAATATTAAACAGTTTATTGAAATACCCTGTAGAGCCTTATCCTAAAGGGGATAGCGTGAGATACGATTCAGGAAAGGAAGTCAGAACGCAAGGACTGTTGTTTTTTGGATAAATATTGCACTAATCGTAGTAATGTAGTAATGTTCTATCTGTAGTAACTGAAACCCTAACTATTTAATAAGGAATAATCATGGAATATTGCGTTAATTGCAAACACCTAGACCACTCGACACTTTCGTGTGCGAAAAGCTCAACAATAAGCCTAGTAACAGGCAAAGCGCTATACAGTAGCGCATATCTATATCGTCAAGACGAGCATTATTGCGGTAAAGATGGCAAATGGTTTGAATTTATGGAAACTGAAGATCTTGACGATCTCTCAGCAATCCCTTTTGGTAAATAACCTAACTAATGGAGTTAATCATGTCAAAAACACCAAGTAGCAAGAATAAACCTAAGACATCTTTTCCAGTGAAGGCAGTTGATAAGAAGATCAATGATGCTTACACCAAAAAAGAGGTGGATCGTCTTAAAAACCTAGTCGCAAGGCAAGATGACCTTATAGCTCAGATGCTAGATGAGTTAAAACAAGAGCAGATCAAAACTGGCAAGCTAGGTCAAGAGTTAGAAGATCTAGAAGATGAGATCGACAGTTGGAAAGAGATTGTTAAAACCATTATGGAGGTGGTATGAACGATCAAGCAGATTTTGCACCAGAGATAAGGCGTTCCGCCATATGGTCAGGTGATAGCCGTAAGGTCGCTAATGGCAAGATGGTCGATGTAATCCTTGAGAAACAAGGTAAGAAGGAGTTAAAAGACCTCTCAGGCGTGGAAGCAGTGCAGATGGGTCATGTCATGCAACCTTTGATTGGAAAGCTGGCTCAAGATCGTTTAAAGATGGAGTTAAAAGATGCTGATTACTCGATTACCCATTCAAAGCATACTTGGTTTAAATCTCATTTTGATTTCATTAGTGCTGATGGTGGTGTGCTTGTTGAAGCTAAAAACTACAACGCAGCAGTTCGTTCAAAGTTTGATCCCGACACTAATCGGATTCCTGATGCTGATTACGCACAACTTGTCCACGAAGCTGCTTGCCACAATGTTAATCGGATCTTTTTGGCTGTTTTATTTGGTGGTCAAGAGTTTCATACCTTTGAATTTACTATTTCAGACCAAGAAAAAGATGATCTCATACAGAAAATGGCTACAGTTTGGGGTCATTGCCAAGCGGGTACGCTTCCGCCAGCAGAAACCATTGAGCAAACTAAGATCATTTACCCGTCATCCTCTACTGCGGTGGTTACGGCTACACAGCAAGTTGAGTTGGCTATCGCTCAGTTACGGGATGTCAAGAATCAGATTAAACACCTTGAAGCTACTGAGGAGCAGATTGAAGTGGCTGTCCGAAATCTTATGGGAGAGTGCCAAGAGATTAGAACAGTGGATGGACAGACATTAGTTTCTTGGAAGTCCTCTAAAAGCTCTAAGAAGTTCTCAGCATCACTGTTTCAGAGTGCCATGCCCGATATTTACGATCAGTTCGTAGTAGAAACAATGGGTAGCAGAAGATTTTTGGTGAAATAAATGAACAACATTGACCTTGCAATATATGTAATGGCTGCATCCTCAGTCATCGACACAATCCTAACTTTAGCGGAGAAATTTACATGAGCAATATCGTTAGTTTTAACGAGATGGAGCAGATGGCACAAGCAATAGCTAAGTCTGGTCTGTTTGGTATGAAGGACACCAATAGTGTTTTAGCACTAATGGCGGTAGCACAAGCGGAAGGTTTACATCCTGCAACTGCAGCTCGTGACTTTCACATAATCCAAGGCAGACCAGCATTAAAAGCTGATGCGATGCTTGCCCGTTTCCAAAATGCAGGTGGCAAAGTCGAATGGAAGGACTACACAGATGAATCAGTTACAGGAGTTTTTTCACACCCCGTCGGGGGTAACCTTGCGGTTACATGGACCATTGGACAAGCTACCAAAATTGGTCTTGTTAAACCAGGAAGCGGATGGCAAAAGTTTCCCAGAGCGATGCTCAGAAGCCGTTGTATTTCAGAGGGGGTTAGATCAGTTTTCCCTGGATCTGTTACGGGGTTCTACTCGCCAGATGAAGTCGAAAACTTCCAAACCGAGACCGTCAAGCCTACCGTATTAAAAGACATGGGGTCAGTCATTCCTAGCGTAGTCGATCTTTCCGCTATTCCTGATGACATTCCCGATATGGCATTGCCGATGTATGTTCCTGGTAACGATGTTCCGTATGCGCATTATGTTTGTAAAGATGATTGGATTGATGGTTTCGCAGAGATGCACGCCAAGATCCATGAATCAAGCAAGATGACACCAGAGGAAAAGTTCTCCAAGATAAAGGCATTTAGAGATGTCAATGAAGCCTATACAAAAACATTTGACGGCAATACTACAGCGAAGTTCTTATCAAAACTCCAAGCAATTAGAAAGGAAATCAACAATGGCTAATGGTCATATCGCCCAGATGGGCAAAGGTGTTCTGTTTCAGAACGAAAAGAAAACCAATGAGCGNTCNCCTGATTGGAANGGTACGCTNTTGCTCTCAGAGGACTATAAAGCGGGTCAAACCCTGAAGATTGCTGGCTGGACTAAGCAAACCCCTAAAGGTAGCCTAATCAGTCTGTCTGAAGATAATTG